ACCTTTACCAGTTTCGTATCTATCTTCCATAATTAAATACACCTTCTGGGTCGTAAACAACTAATGCTGATGCAACTAACTTTGCGCTCATTGCTCGTCCATGATGACCACAGAAATACAATTCACCATTTGCAAGTGTTGCTCGCACTAGCGCTTGTGCTCCGCATTTGTCGCAACGATCTAATGCAGAAAGAGGATCATGCGTAGTGGTAGTTGTCATTAAAAGAATCCTGGTTTTGCAAGAGGAAGATTCGCACCAGGTGCGTACTTGTTCTGTTCACCAGAGATTTTTGGGAGTTGGTTTTCATCAAACTTTGAACTTCTAGGCATAGCACCAGCCATAGTGATGCTGCGCTGTGGTGAGAACTGCGCCATAGAAAGGTTTTGGTTCATAACCCTATTTTGCCCCTTATTGGTCTCTGTGTAAGGACATAATAGCGGGATGGATGATGCCGCCTACATTGCAAAGTTTTCTTGTAGTATATGCGGCAAACGATACGTAGTAATGACTCTCGCAAGAGATTGCGAAGACGATCACATAGACGGAGAAGATTAATGCCTAGATACGAGTACTCATGCATTCAGTGCGACTTAGATTACGAAAAAGAGCGTAGCATCACTGAGGCAGATCCTGGTTATCACTGCGACAAGTGCGGCTACGCTCTTCAGCGTGTCTTTAATTCTTTCGGCCTCTCCTTCAAAGGTGGAGGCTTCTACTCAACTAGAGACTAGTTGTAGTTTGGGTCGTCTTCTTTAGCAGGTGCAACTTTAGTTTTCTTATCTGCTGCTTGACGTTCTTCAACTTCTACATCCGCCACAGTCTTTGCACCCTTATCAACGGTTGAAAATGCTGCGTTGATCTCGTCGAGAGTTAGTTTTCCATCGTCCATAAAAGCACGAGCCAACTTCTCGATAACTGCTGCAACTGCAGTAAGGCCTGCGACTGTTACCGCCTTGATAGTTGAGATACCAGCAATAGCACCAGCACCGATTACTGAAAGACCGCTTGCTGCAAATACTGCAACAATACGCATCAATACGTTGTTTAAACTTTTCATAAGACTATTCATACCTGTTCTCGTTTCCCCCTCAGGATGTAAGTCTTATTATCAGTCTTGCTGGATGCCCATACGTTCTAAATACAGTTCTTTTTCACTCATTAGGTACTCTTCAATGCGCTTGTACTGTATTTGGGTCTGTTCTTGGGTTGCTTGAATCTGTTCTTCTGTCATCTCTTTATTTAAATCCTTAAAAGTTTCTACGGCCAAATCTAGATTGGTCTTGGCCAGTGCTGCCTTGAGTTGTGCCTGTTTCCAGCAGTACTCGGCATGATCGGTTTTTCTTTGCAAACGCTTATCTTGTGTTTTTGACATAAGGCTAAGTATAGGGGTAGTTTCTGCGTGCTCGTACCCAGGAGCCACTTATTCAGTTGTGTGACTAATCTAACTCACAACTGCTGTGATCCGCATCACAAACAGTTACTTATATTGTTCCTTGACTAAAAACGGCCCAGATGTATTCATATCTAGTCTCTCAGAAATTTCTAGAGCCTTGAGAGGCTTTGCACCTGCATGCAGTGCCCCGATAGCATAAGAAGAGCCAGAACCTACTCCGTAGATCCCGTCAGCACTCATGCAGATCGAGCAGTCATCGGCAACATCAAATACCTCGCCACCGACTGCCACTAAGAAGTTAAATCGATTGCCATCACCTTTTCCATCGCCCTTGCCCTCTGCAAAGTCATATCCGTTATCTGTCAAGCATTTTCTGAGAGAAGGCATCACTTTAGCGATCATGAAGTGATAAACATCTTGAAGATCTTTTGCTGTTGGTTTTGGCGGAATCCATAGGTGTTGTGCAATGTCGCAAGGTGCAACTTCTCCAGAACCAGCAATTAAATAACCATTGCGTTCTGTGATCTTTTCCATTCGAGGATGGTGGTAGATGCGACCGTCATCACCTGTTACTTGGTTATCTGCAGCAAAAACAACTCTGTCCTCATACTGCACCGCTACGATCGTTGTCATAACCACTCCCTAATAGAAGAACCCCCCAAGGATACCATTAGGTATCGATGGAGGGTTCCAAGTCTAAAATGTCCAATTAGAGCAGTTTGACCAGTTCTGCCCATGTCTTAGGGCCGATAACGCCATTTGAGTCCACAAGGTCATGGTTATCCTGGAATGCGATAACTGCCTTCTTTGTTCCTGGGCCGTAATCGCCGTCTGCAGCCAATCCTAGAGCACGTTGGACAATCTTGACAGATTCTCCCTTGGCACCTGGCTTGATCTGTCCTGGGAAGGCTGGAGGTGCCTCTACTGGCACATCTACATTGACCTCGTTGCCCTTGTAGTTAGGACGACCCCAACCAACGATTGATACGAGAACCTTCTTCTTGTTGACCTTGTATGCACGGATCTGCTCACATACCTCGCCACCATTTCGCTGGTCGCCTTTCTTCTTGCCAGATGTGTTGCCTTCGATGGTCAGTACTACGCCATCAGAGTCAATACCTGTGCAGATACCTACGTGAGAAATTCTATCGACACCGTCTCCTGGGAAATCAAAATACAGGATATCTCCTGGTTGTGGTGATTGACCGCAATCAGCGTCAAACCATGTGCCCATCTTCTTGAATGCTGCAGCACCCGCAACTGTCGAGACAGTATTAGGGATCTTTACCCCAGCCTGATTACCGCACCACATGACGAATGAGCCACACCATGCTAGAAAGTTTGCCTTGGTGAAAGCGCCGTACTTGGTCTCATTATCTTTAGGGCCTTCAATAACCCCAACTTCTTTCTTTGCAACTTCAATGATCGCTGCTGCTGTGCCTTTGTCAGCCATGATTCTCCTAGCCTGGAATAGTGTCGTTAAACTTGTCTAGAGGAATTCGCCACGAATTCTCTGGAGCATAATGATACTCGTCCTTGGTGCACTCTTCAGTAGGAAGCCAGCCATAAACCTCGACCTCTGAGTAGTAGTCACGGTCTAGAACCCGTGCCCCTACCAGAATGACCCCTGGCCTGATGTCCTTAGGAAATACTGGAATCTCGTCCTTAGTCCGTACGGACTTTACCTCGTAGCATGGCATTACATCAGGAAAGTCTTTTCTGAAGTAATGTTCCTCATTGGTGTAGAACGGAAATGTAAAGGGCTGCTTGTATAACTTAGCAACTGCATACTCTGCAACGATAGTTCGTACATTTGCCGCAATCTCTGGCTCTAGGTACTTCTTGTTATCTCCCGCATAGTTAGGGCGATCAACACTGCCGAACTTCATCATCCATCGGTTCAATGCGATGTCTGCACATGCACGAACTTCTTCTTTAGATAAGTTGACTATCATTTCTTATACTTCCAATTGACCCATATCTCAAATACTCTGCCAATAATAATTCCAACCATTAGCCCAAGAAGAAACTCTGTCATGAATAATCTTTCTCAATAATAAAATACCAACATATAAACGTGATAGTCAACGCTGGTTCTTTAGGGTAAAACTCTAGTGCAAAACCCCAACCATCAGAAGTGCCACCTTTAATCCAACCCTTGTTAAAGGTTCTGTGCTTCAACGGCAATACCAGCAGTAGTAAGGTGTGCGTAACTCATCCTTGTTAATGACGGTTACTCTGCCACAATGAACACAGAGTGCATCTACTTCATCTTTTTTCATACTTGACCTCGCACTACCTTTAGTACCCACTCCATCGCTGTAAAGACAGCGTAGTCAACGTCATCTACTGGAGGTAGGTTTTTTTCTAGTTCATCTTCAATACGTTGAGCAATCTCCTCACGTATCTCTTTCTCTCTATAGTCCCAAGTCTTTTCCATTATGCACGACCAAAGTCATCCTCAAGACGAACAATGTCATCTTCGCCAAAGTAGAGACCTAATTGCGTCTCAATAAAAATAAGATCTTCTTCTCCAGCATTAGCAATACGATGAGCAATACCTTGTTCAATAATAAAGGCGTCTCCACCTAATGCCATAGATTGAATGCCATCGATAGTTACGGTGCCTGTTCCAGAGACAATGACCCAATACTCTGAGCGTTGTTCATGAGTCTGATAGGAAAGGCGTTGACCAGGATGCACAACGATGCGCTTTACCTGGTGAGTGTCAGATGTAGTTAGTACTTCGTATGTTCCCCAAGGGCGGTCTGTAATCATGCCCAGACCCTATCACAGGATTAGTACTCTTCTGGCTCTGCCTTACGAGGTGGTACCTTGCCGCCGACTTTGCGTGCCCACGCATCGCCCTTATCAGTGCGGAAGGTGGAGTGTTGTGGCGACTTGATACCAGTGTCAGATGCGAGTTTGGTTGCCTTCTCATACATCGATGTTGCAACACCAAGACCCTGCATGCGCCCAATCACGTTGATGTTGTCGATCTTGCCACTCTTCTTGTGCCAGTCCATATGACCTAGGTATCTACCATTTGCGTCATTGGCCTGCATAGTATGAATACTAGGGTGCTGCTGAGTTGCGCCAGGATGAATGTACTGGAACTGAACGCCCGACAGATTTCTTGGCTCTGATGGATCATGATCTGGTTCTCTAGGTGTCTGCTTCATGCTTTCATCTCCCGTGGTGGGTTGTATTTACGAGTACGTGTACGAACAGGCATAACTGCTAGACCTTCTTTACCTCTAGGGTCATTGCCGTATGCTTCTTTGTATGTCGTTCTACCAGTTACTAAGACCTTTGCGTTAGATTTAACTGGGACTTCGTCTTCGTCGTAAGGTGTCTCCCAAGGAGTAATGACCTGAGATGCCTTGAGTGAATCGGTATCGGTGTCAACAGATGACATAGGTACACGGGCGTGATACACATGTCCTGATTCTGGTTGAAAGTTAATTCCTGCAAAGTCTCGTGCGACGCCTTCGTTAGCGCTCCAATGTGTACCTAAGTTACTTTTATCAATAGTAAAGTTATTACCACTTCGTAATTTGAGGCCTCGATGTGCTTCAAAGAACAGTTCATGAGACAAGTTATCTTCTGCAGCCATTAAAACCCTTCCTTAAATCGGCCGTGCTCATCCCACTCGTTATTGTCGGCATCACCTGTAGTGCGATCACCATAGGCATCGTGGCTACCAAACTTCTCGTAGAGATGCTCTGATGCAGGGGATACACGGTTCTGCCAATGGATGTCCTTGTCAGGGTATGCGTCATACACATGCTTCATTACGTTCTGAGCATGACCCTTGCCCTCTTCGTGACTCTTGAGCCAGTTGACATACACGGTGTCATCACCCTTTGGATGATTGATGTCAGCGTATGCGACAACATTGCCAGTCTTGTCATGTAACTGATGACTAGTAGTCTCTTTGTCTAGAGGCTTAGTGGTGAACTTAAACTGCTGTGGATTAAGATTCATTTGCGCTTCTTAGGTGTGAAATGCTCATGCTCGTGCCCGACCTCAAATTTTCCGTCCTCATGCATACGCATGTGCATCTTGTGGTGCTGTGCGTAGTCATAGGTCGAAATGCCATCACCGCCGAATGATTTTGCATTCGCAGGCCCGCGACCTTTTGTGTGCCACTTGAGTATGTGCCATCCGATTGAGTGACCCTCTTGGTCAGGTACATAACGAGGCTTTGGTGAATCGCCAAACTGTGCATTGTTAAGATTGTCTGGCATGACTACCTCGCTTCACAGATGCACTTGCAGGTATCTATTGTACAGCAGCCGTACTTCATGTCATGGTCACATAGACGACATTGTTTTTGATCTTCGCTCATGTCGTCATAGTCCTTGGAGGATTGTACTTACGCATTCTTTCTCTCTTACCAGGATGGACTGTGGTAATTGAGTGGACGTTAACCTTCACATTCTCTTTGAGAGGAATCTCATTCTCGTGGAGATCTTCTGCGATGTCGTAACTCTGTAACTTCTCTGGATTCTTTTCTACAGCACGTTTTGTTGCTGTGGCATGGATAACGCTGTAGGGCTTACCTACGTGAGCCCTTCTCTCTCGCTCATAGCCTCCCAGACCTTTACCACTACCAAACTCTTCTGCTACATCTGGATCGTCTGTCCAATGTAATCCCAATAAATTCTTACGTACTTTAGAGGCAGGAACCTGTAATCCACGGAAGATGTGGAACTGCTTAGGAGATAAATTATCTTGGGCGCTCATTCGTCACTCATCTTTTCTCCACGAGTGACGTAGCGCTTGACACCCTTTACTCTGAAGCCCTTATCAGAGGTTATAGAGTCCTTACTCCACCAGGACATATCTGTCAGTGTCTTATCCGTCTTTAGAGGCTCGACTTCGTAGACAGGTGATACCAGAGACTGCTGATGCCATCCCTTCTTATTATCTCGTCCTCTGTAACCTGTATTCATACGATCAATGACATTGTCTGCTGCACGCTCTGGATTAGTTCCTGCCCATACGACACGATCATTACCTGGGCGGATTATTGTTCCAGGCTTCATCGTCTCTGCGGTAGATCCGTGGAACAACTCTGGAAACTGCTTAGGGTTTAAGTTGCTCATGCTTTAGTACTACTTGCTGTATTGGATGCATCTGATGGTGGGACCATCTGCATCGCTACATTAACGTACATATCGCTAGGCATTATCTTGGCGCCAAATTGTTCTTGGGATAGATTGTTCATTTCTTGCTCCGATTGTGTGGGAGACGTCCACCTACAGACTTTGCCCATGCATCTCCTAGGTCAGTTCTCTCATAGGAGTGTTGAGGTCCTACTTGACCCTTCTCTTGGGCGGTTTGATTTGCTAGATCCCACATGTGGCTTGCAATACCTTGACGACGAAGTCGTGTACTGACGCTTACGTTCATTACTCTCTTGGAGCGCTTGTTCCAATCCATAGACCCAACCATGTTGCCATCTTGGTCATGAGCATCGATGTGGTGCATGTACTTGCCCTCGTGATGGGTCAGAGATACAAACTGCTGAGGATTGAGGTTGCTCACTTCTTGCGCCACACTCTCACTGTCTCATCTGGCTTATATGTAGATACGCCAGGTGACTTAGAGCCACGTAACTTATGTGCTACGACGAAGTCATTACCAATCATTTTTGCTGCATGTACACGTAACTTTACTGATGGATCGAGATAATCACCTGGGGCGATTTCTCGTGCAGCAATGTGAGATGACTCGAACTCTTCTTGTCGACTCATATGCTCCACCAAGTTAACTCTTGTGGATTATCGATGATGTACTCTTTCCAGGCGCGATGCTGTTCATTGACATCGGACCAGTTCACTTCGTGAGTGCTAGAGCCGCAATGTGGGCAGAACACGGCACCGACTACCTCGTAGATGTGCACACACTTCATGATTAGAAGAACTTATATCTTACTGCGTTAGGTTTTTCTGCATCTAACTTCTTTGCCATGTGTTCTGTTTCAGGAGATGCAACTTTACCGACATTAAGGACAGAACCTTCTGGTGTGGTCTTGTGCATGTAGTCAAACATCTGACGGCCAATTCCTCCACCACGGTTCTTTCCGTGTACCTCCATATAGCCGATGTTAGTATCTGCAATTGTGTTAGTGACTTTTTCACGAGAGATCTCGTTGCCTGCTTCATCTTTACTGATAGTGGTGTACGAGTGCGTACTAGGTGGTTCACGATAGAAATCAGAATACCCAACTAGCCCTGGCTCACCTTTTGGATCGTCCTTGATGCTGCCACGTGAGTCAACTGCTCGTGGAGTTGGGTCTGCTGGGTCATAAGCAGAGAGGCGACGTGGCTCACCGTATGAACGGATAGGGTGCTGATACGCCATTGATTCTGGCATGTCATGCTCCACGTAGTG